CGGTAAATTGGTTAAACTTCCCAATCCAATATTATTATAATGATTAACAGTAGCTTTAAACTCTTCCATGAATTTGTGAAATTTTGTGTATTGTGCAGCGTTGGTCATTAGATATCCCCCATAAAGACGGCTTCCATAAACCGATAATTTGCGTCTCTTTGTCTTTCTCTTATTTGAGTGTCCAGTTCTTCATTTTTTACATGAATTTTCATTACCCAAGCACCATCATCCAATACCGATGTGGTTACATGACTAACGTTTTCATGAAGCGCATCATTGAGAAGTTTCATTTCCTCGCATATCCGGTCAATCTGGTTCACAATACTTTCTCCCTATCGGTTTCACTTAATCCTTTATAAAGGTAACTTTCGCAAACATCGTTCCAATTGTCGCCAGCGGCAAGCGCGGCGCTTCCCATAATTATAGCACGTGTTGAAACAACATGTCTAATGTTTTTATCTGCAACACGTTTGCGCAATTGCCAAACATGTTCCAACCATTTCACGTTTCCATTACAGAAAGCGCGCTCCAGGTTCAAATCATAATCAACCGTTACAAATGCGAACCGGTCAAGGCTTGCCGCGTCTAGCTCATTTCGTCCGATATATACACGATCCGCGCCATTTCCAAATGTGTTCGCTGTTGCGACCATTCGGAAGTTTGTATGTCGCGGCGTTGGTTGGTCACGGTCGGGAAACGCTGCATAGCCGTTTGCCAACGCTGCATTGGCGGCAAGCAATGCACTTGCGTCCCATGCGTCAATTTCATCGGCAAGCCAAACCCCGCCGAATTCAAAAGCCGCGCGGAATGGTGTTGAATGATATTTTCCGTAACCATCGATAAACCCCGTCAATTCGTGCGTGTCGTTGATTGTGGATGTGATATAAAACGGCAAATTAAGTGCAAGCGCCGCTTGTTGACCAATGGTTGTTTTGCCGCAACCGGCTGGACCAACCATCATGACCGGGTGATTAAGCGCGCATTTGCGGATAACGTTTTCCGTTCGATAATGTTGCAAACCTTCTAACGTCACCGAACCTTGTGGACTTGTGACGATCAATTGACGCGGTGCGAGTTGTTCAAGTGTTTCCTTGATTAGTCGCTTGGTTGTTTCTCCCGATAGGATTTCGGCTTGCATTTCGCTGCGGGCGATTTTTCGCGTAAGACTAACTTCGAACCCCGGCGCGTTAACAGCTTCCAACACCTTGATTATCACGTCATTTAGATCACTTGGCGCGGGTGTGTCATTGTGATATATATTCGACAACTCCACGGCTTTCATGCGGTGAACGTCAAACGGTTTGTAACCGCGTGCAATTGCCCATTCGCGCAACAATGGAATTTCACTGTTGATTAGAATGTAATCGTCACGCGGACCTAATTCAGCTTCAATTTCTTCAATTGTGCGGCTCATATTATCTTTATCCATGTGGTCAAATAGGTGCATAGCATGGCAAAACAATCATTTCAAGCCCAAGTTGACAGACATATTGTCAACACGGAAAAGCGTATGAATTTGGTCATGAAACAATCGTTGCAGAACACTATCAACGAAATGCAGACGCCAACCGCCAAAGGTGGCAAGATGCGAGTGGATACCGGTTTTCTCCGGCCGGCCGGTCAATCATCGTTGAACGGTATGCCAACCGGTCCAAGTCGCAAACCACCAGAAGGTCAATTCGATTGGGCAGCAAGCGACACAACCGCGACAATCGGCAATATGAAATTTGGTTCAACATTCTTCTTTGGGTGGACGGCGTCATATGCGCGTGTTCGTGAAACCTACGATGGTTTCATGTCGAGTGCGTTGCAGAATTGGCAACAGACAGTTGATAAAGTTGTTGCAGATGCGAAAAGGCGGTTTTCATGAATGAACGCGAGATAATCCAGGCGTTGCAGACCGCGACAATTAACGCGGTAGATGCATCAATCATGCCGTTTATTCCGGTGGCATATCTAGGCCGCACGTTCGAACCGCCAAATGATGACCGTTGGCTTGAAATCGTTCACATTCCCAACAACGTCATTGGTCAATTTTGGGCCGATGGAAAGACATATCGCGGTTTGTATCGGCTCGTTTTGCATTGGGGGTTGGATGATGCGGGCGCGTATGAACCGCTTGATGTTCTGGCGTCAATCATGGTTGGTTTCCCTAAAGGTTCCATCTTTCAAAATGGTTCGGTTTCCGTTAAAATTTATGACGAACCGGACCTTACAGGGGTGATTGAGGCGTCACCTGCAACGTTGTATCCGGTAACAATCCGGTACATGACACACTAAAGTACCGACAACATGAAAAATCTTCTCACACTTTTGGCCGCATCGGCGTTTGTGAACGCTAACGCGGCGTCCCGCATTTTCGTTTGTGCAACGGCGCAAAATGCCGATCTGACCTTGAGCGAATATGAATTGCTCACATGGGTTGAAATCAAGGGCGTTGGTTCGCGCGGTGAACAGGGAAAAAGCACGAACATCCTGACCTATCCCACATGGGATACAACCGTTGTGCAGAAAGCCAAGGGCATGACCGACGCGGGTTCGCCGGTCATTGAATGCGCGCGCATTCCGACCGATCCGGGCCAAATCCTCTTGCGCGCGGGCGGCGTTGTCGGCAACAACAACAATTACGCGATCAAGGAATTGCGTTCGGATGGTTTGGTTGCCGGTCAAGGTTCGGTTTTCTACAATCGTGGCCTGATCACCGGTCCAATGCGTCCAGGTGGCGCGAATGAGGATTTTGATTTGGAAGTCTTCACACTCGGATTGCAGCAAGAGGAAATCGTGACCAATCCCGGCGCGGGCGGCGTTGCTCCGGCGTTCACGGCGCTTCCGGCAATCACCGACGATGGAACGCCAGCGGTTGGCGAAACGCTCACGCTTTCCAACGGTACGGTTACGGGTGATGCAACCATCACGTATGAATATCAGTGGTTCTTGAACGGCGTTGCCAAGGCGAGCGCCACGACCAATTCATATGTGCTGGTGACGGCTGACATTGGCAAATATGTGCAAGGTCGCGTTGTGGCTCGCAATGACAGCGGTTACGCGGTCGGCTGGTCCGACGCAACAGCCGCGATTGTTGCTTGACCTGATTGACCTAATGGATAAATATCGCGGGCGGCTCACAACCGCCCGTTTTCTTTGAAAGGAACACATCATGGATATTGCCGAAATCCAACCGTCTGAACGCATGATTGAAATTCATCACCCCGCCGATGAAACGGCATTGATGGGAATTCGCGTCACGCTTATTTCAATCACTGATCCGCGCATGAAAACAATCAAGCGTAAAATTCAAGACGCCAAATTGAAGCTTGACGCCAAGGGTAAAAACTTCAAATCGGAAGACATTGAAGAAAATGCCAATGCGATGCTGTTCCAGGCAATGACTGGTTGGGATTGGTACGGCAAGGACGCAACATTCAAGGGCAAAAAACCCGCGTTTGATCGCGCATCCGTGTTCGATGTTCTCACAACAGTTGAATGGTTTGCCGATCAGTTGACGGAAGCAATCACGGACGAAAAAGCTTTTTTTACGGCGTCCAAAACGATCTGATTGAAGCCGTTCGCGCTCGCGTCCGCTATGATATGCCCGATGAAAACGGTTTATCACGACGCGAGCGCAATGAGCGTTTTGGACAAGGATCGTCACCAACGGTCGATATTCCCCGCGAAGGTGATCAACTTTGGGAATGGTATTTTGAGATAAGCAGACGGTTGCGGCGCGTCCGTGACGGCGTTTGCGAGCCTATCCCGCCAAGCGAGTTCATGGCGTGGTGCGAGGTTTCCGGCACTATCGTTAACGCGCTCGAATATGCTATCTTGTCCGCGATGGATGATGCGTTTTGCGATGAAATGAACCAAGAATTGCAAGACTACAACACTCGCATGGATGAGAAGCGCAAGTTAGATGCGCAGCGCGGAAGGTGATTGAACGTGGCCGACATTGCCGAGATTGGTTTCAAAGCTCAAACCGGCGAATTGTCGGACGCCAAGCGCAAAATGGAAGAATTATCGCCAGCGGCGGGCAAGGCGGAACGCGCAACCAATCGGTTGTCGCGCATGTTCGGAAGTGCCAACGACAACAGCCGTAAATTTGCCGATAGTGTCAAAGGTTCAAGTTCTGCGGTTGGTCTGTTGTCAACTGGCATCGGTCGCGCTGTTGCCGCGTTGACCGCGTTTGCAGCGGCGGTGTTTGCCGCATTGAGTTTGCGCAACTTCACACAAGCGACAATCGAGACAGCACAAGTTCAAGCGCAGTTGGCGGCGGCACTCGTTTCAACAGGCGGTGCGGCGGGACGGTCAATTTCGCAATTGAATGATCACGCGGCGGCGTTGCAGAATGTAACGATGTTTGGTGATGAGGCAATTAATTCAATGCAAGCGTTGTTGCTCACATTCACAAATGTGCGTGGCAATACGTTTGACCGTGCAACGGCTTCCGTTACCGATTACGCAACAGCCATGAAAACCGATTTGCGGTCTGCGGCGCTCCAGGTTGGCAAGGCGTTGAATGATCCGGTGTTGGGTATGTCAGCACTTGGACGGGCTGGCGTCCAATTTACGGAAGCGCAAAAAGAAGCTGTCAAACAAATGGTTGCTACAAACGATATGGCGGGCGCGCAAAATATCGTTTTGAAAGAGCTTGAAAAACAATTCGGTGGTTCCGCCAAAGCCGCACGTGAAACGCTTG